TTTAAGAACTACTTCCTTTGCCACCGATACACCGTCTTTGGTTACGTGTGGAGCCCCGAATGTTTTACCGATTACTACGTTTCGTCCTTTAGGACCTAATGTAACAGATACAGCGTCGGCTAATTTATTAACCCCAGCTGCTAATTTAGTTCGTGCATCTGAACTAAAACTGATTTCTTTTGACATAACTTGTTTTTCCTTTTTGTTTGTAACTTTATTATAAATATTTACAATTCGATTTTACTGCTATATTTTAATAACATTTCTGTATTTTTCCAAGCATTACAGCCGGTTCTTTTGCCTTTGCCTTCTAATTGCATGTCCCGATAGAAACTAACATCCCAACAATTGCCCGTTTTATCGTAATTCAAAATGGCACGGCGATAGAATTCATCGGATTCGATTACATAGATTGCGTTAGCCGCAGGATGATGAAACGATATGGTATCGCATTTACCTCGCTTGTTTTCGCCTATGTTCTTTGCTGCGGCTGACGTCTTGCGAATAGACAATTTTTTGTGTTCATTGCGATGCGTTCCAAATAGATGATCGTAACCATCCGCATCAACAACTTGTCCGGGACTACCAAAATGTTTCTCCAAGTACGGCAAAACAACTTGTTCTGATAATTTACCAGCATTGATTGTCATGGCTTCTCCTGAAGCTAAAAACAATTCAATCATTTCATCCGTGATGTGATTGGATACAAAGACCGGCATCATTATGACCCGGCCATTTGTTTGAGTTCTGTGTGTATTCATTATGATGCTATTTCTAAGAATTTCTTATTCATTGTTTTTGCAACTTGCAATACATTTTTTGGATCAATGAATGATGCGTCTTGACCATACATCGTGCAAAAATTAGTTCTGGTACTCTCATATACACCTCCGGCGCTTATGAAGTAACTAATAACATTGATGTTGTTGCTTCGCATATTCATTATGGCGCGTTTGGTAAAATCAACTCCATTGTAACTACGAGCCGTTCCGGCTACATCTGTTGGCTCACCATCGGAATAGTTAATGAAGATACATTCATCTCCTTTAGCATCTTTAATCAAATCCGATTCGATACTTTTAAATGCCAATCCTTCTGGAGTACAACCAAACGTTGACAAATATTTAAAATAAGTTTTAATCTTATTCATTTTGTCTTTTGCCGAATCATACACATACATAGTAACACAACGTTCCGTATCACCCCCTAAGCGTTCCGTTCCACGTAATGATATTTGCACCCGAATACCGGTTGTCATGGATGCTGCCTGTGCGATTGCTACTGCACTTGTTATAGCATTTTGAAACTTCTCACCACTTGACATAGATCCTGATGCATCAATTGAAATATGTATGAAATAGTTTTTGAATCGATCCGTAACGATGCGATGGAAAACATTTGCATTGTCATATCCTAATTGCGATATCAGTCTGCGGTCAATCTTACCAGATTGCAAACGAGTTGATTTCAATGATTTGTCTGCATTTCTAAGTTGCAAACGATTACCCAATTGGCGTCCTAAGACCAATCCACGTTGCACCGCAGTTTCATTTTCATGTATTCTACGACCCGTATAAGAATTGCTATCAGTTAAGTTACGCTGACCGGTAAGATATTCTGAGGCATACGATTCAAACAATTCAGGCATGGAATCTATAATAGCCGGAGTCAATTTTTTAATAACAACCGTTTCAATCGGAGACATTGTGCCGGATTGATCTGTATATACTTGACGCGTCTCAGTTCCAGACTCGCGTATTGCTTTGACTAATCGGGACTGTGTCTTGGTCAATCGTCCACTTTTCTTTGTGTTGCCTTCAACGAATTTCTTTTGTGCGGCAATTGCCTTTTGCAATTGATCCAATTCTTTTTGAGTCAATTCAATAAGGTCATCATCTTCATCATCCATGTCAGCATCGCCCATACTTGGTACTTCCGAGTCATCTTTTGAATCTTCACCATCCGCGTCTTCGTCTGATTCGTGATCTGTTTCTTCGTCTGATTCGATTGAATCGCTTTGAACGTTTGCATTAATAGAACCAGATGCACCATCTCCATCTTCGGAATCGTTGGGAGTTGGATCCATCATACCACCTTGTTGGAATGCCGTTCGTACTTCATCCAATTCGTCTTGTTTTTCTTGGATAGTTGCAGTTTCAATGATTTTCCAAACTTGACAGGAAAGCAACAAAGCATCCATGGTATTTTGTAAACGATTAATGTTTTTCAAATCAATAACATTCCAAATATCGCGCAAATGAGCCAATGCATTCAGTCTGCGGTTCGGATTGGTAAAGTTAATGATATGGAACATGTAATCATCCCAAGTCTCTGAAGTTTTAGCATTGCTTCGAAGTGCTTTGTCAATAACTTTGTCATTGAAGAATTTGTTATACATTGACTCATAATACATACGATACCCTGGGGCAGTGGTATATATGATATAATCAATGCGACGATCTTCAATCCAATTCAACAAATCTTTGATGCGAAAGAAATCTCTTTCTGTCATGGACATATCCGGATCATAACCATTCATCCGCACTATGTTAGCCATTTTCGTGTTGGATATATGGTGTGCGTAACCTCCATTTTGAGGTTTGAACATTTCAAAGTCCGTAAAGGCAATGTGAGATCCTTCATGCAATGCTAAACCTACTGCAGGATCAAATTCTTTGCTGTCTAATTTAGTACCAATAACAACACGTTCTCCATTGGTATAGCTTTGGTCATTGCTTTGAAATATAACTGGAATTTGTTTACCCGTAACGATGTTAACAAAGTTACCAATGGCGCGTTGTGCTGCAGCCAATTTGGTATAATCAACACCATCTTTGCGTTTAAAGTCGGTATCAAAATCCGATCCTAACCAAAAGCGGGATGCGTAATCGTAACGGTTTTTTGCTTTATGTTTCTTCATATGCCTTTTTTATAAATATAAGAAATAATTCAGTATGATCCAACCGAAATCAAAAAAAAGAAACAGATCACGCTGATTAACGAATGGTGATTTTTGCCGTAACTGTTTCTTTTTTGAGCTATGAAAAATTAGAACGGTAATGCATCTGACTCTGCAGATTCCGCATTGGTGTTGAAGATGTCTTGTTTCTCAGTTTCCATGTGCTTTTGGATGATTTGCTTAACAAAGGTTCTTTCTGAATCCGCACCACCTGCCGCTTCAAAGAAAGGAAGAATTGCAACTTCTGCAGCTTCTTGCAATGTGAAACCATCTGCTAACAATTCGCACACTCTAACCGTCATACGAGTGGATATCATCGTAGTCAATTTACCTTCTTCCGAACGCCATTCTTTGCGAGTGGAATCTGCAATGTCTGCTACCGCATGGATCAATGAGTTGGTTATTTGTTTACCGAACTTGAATTTCAACAATGCTTCTTCGCGATCCAAGGAAAGGATATCAACTTCAATGATTTCGAAACGATCCATCAATGCACGGTCCAATACCCGAGTGGATGTATATTCCGTACCGATGTTTGCTGTGGCAATAAATGATACGCCCGGAGCAACATGGATGGTTGGTGCATTTACATCTTCATCAATTCGAAGATAGCGTTGACCTTCGTCAAGCACCGTCATCAATATGTTCCAAGCCTCAGGATGCGCTCTGGATAACTCATCCATAAGGATAACCGCATCTGGTGTTTGAATTGCTTTTACGAAAGCAGATTCGTCAAATGTAGTTTCTCCATCCTTGAAGTGAGTGTTACCAATAAGGGTTGCTCTAGGATCTTGAGTTGCACCCAAGTTAAAATAAAAGAATGGACGATTGGTAGCAACAGGCAGTGCCTTTGCAGCGGCCGTCTTACCGCAACCTGCAGGTCCAACCATCATGATATTTTTACCACGAACTGCTGAACGAACTAGGTATTTCCATTTAATGTCAGACATTTCCAAGTCTGCTGGTTTGATTTCTGACGCTTTATGAATAAGCGACAATATTGGATCTGCTGTTGTCATAGCTGGTTTTTTAACTTCTGTGCCATGATCTGGCAATTCATCCATGTCAATGCGTCTTGCTCTATCTGTTTCTAAATCATACACAAGACCTTGATTTTCTCGGATTGCGTGGTCAATCATTACTTGTCGGAACATATCCGTAATGTCTGCACCTGTCTTTACATCAATAACTCGTCCGTTGATAACGGTACCATACTTTTTTGTTTCTTTCATAACTCATTTTATTTATACTATAAATATAAGAAATAAATGAGTCAGATCCAACCGTTTATGAAACTTTTTCCGTGATTGTCTGGTATGCTTCTTCGTATGCTGCTTTGAGATCATGTGGGTGTTTGCGTTGCAATACGCGTGCTAATTCCATTACTTCTTCTCGTATGCCTAGTGCGTACGCTTCCATTAAGATTGCTTCGATATCCATAACTTGCTCCATTACATTAATGTATTAAATATATATGAACGTATATCCTTTTGTAGTTTTTTGTCTACCCCTTAATACATTTGATATATCACCTTGTCGAATATTCAATTGAATAGCTGCTTCAGTTTGTGATTCAAATTCTTTTTGTAGTTCTACGCAGTATATTTTTGTTTTATTTTTTGATGTATAATCAAGTCTTGATTTTGACATTTTACTGTAAAATTCCACTTTGTCTTGTTGAGAAAGTTTTTTAGACCAATGTATTCGTTTTTTTGTCGTATATTCTTCTTTAAGTCGCCTACTTTGATTTTCAGAAAAGCCTGCAGGCATCTTCTTTCCAGAATTCCATGGAGTCTTTCCTTTATTTGAAGGCGGCCTTGCTTCAATTTTTAAATTAACTAAATGTTCAAAATTTTCACGTATGTATTTTTCTTCAATTTCATACGCTTCATTTTCATCTTCTATATTTTCAACTAAAAATCGTACAGTTGGTTCAATTCCTTGTGATCTTAAAGATTTTATTTTATTTTCGCATCTGTTATTTTTACCATTACCAGACCAATATCCCAAATGCGATTTCCAACGATCGCCTTTTCCTTTTCCGCAATAAAACGGTTGATTAGTTACTGGGTTTATTAAAAGATATACGTAATACATAACATTACCATGCTTTACATGACCAGTAATTGGCCTTCCATTTCGGTCCTGGATTTTCACAATGATGTCTTGCTCTGTAAGAACGCCTACGTGCTGGAATTGATTTCTTTATTCTCATGTTAGGGTCACCAAAATTAACCTTAACAACATTGCCTTTTGCATTCTTAACGTATACAGACCGTTTCTTTGGTCCGTCAGGTGTGTAAAATGGTTTACCTAGTTGTACTTCTTTTCCATGATACTCAGCTTCATTGAGTCCTGGTTGCATAACGGTGATGTATTCTGGATTAGCATCTGCCGACTTTATGGCTTCAATCAAACACGCAGAACAATAACCTGCCGCTTCTTTTATCGGAACGCAGTTTGGAACTTGTTTTCCGTTCTTCATTTTCATTCCGTATTGTTGGTAACCATCCCAACAAGCTTCATCAATATAATTCATTACAACTCCTGCTGAATACCTAATTTAGGGAGATACTTTCTCCAAGTTTTGATTATTGTTTCTTTATCCTCAGCTGATATTACGCCGTTATCAACACCACGTTGCAAATTTGCATTTACTACATCTTTGAATGGTTGTTTTGATTTTTTGGCACGCATATACAAACCTTGTATCATTGCTGGAATTTCTTTTGGCAACGTGTAGTATTTGTATACTGGTAATTCTCTGGCATTAATTTTATTTCTACGTGCTTCATCGCCTCGCAAATACTTTGCCATGTTGATGTTCCAACCTGACTGCGTTAAATGTTCAATTTCATGACGAAGTATGTCTCGTAGTTCCATTGCAACTCGTGACAATATGTTTGGATACTGTTCTGGATCTAATTCAAACAAAAATTCAATTAACGGTGGTTCTTCGGCATTAGTAACTTTTTTGCTGTCATTGTATGCACCACCATCCGTTATCATGGTACCCAAACCTTCCTGCCATTGAACTTTGAGTGACAAGTAAAATTGTAATGGAATATCAGGTGCATTTACTTCTTCCCAATATGTAGGACGATATTTTTCCGTTTCGATGTACGTGAGTTTTTCACCTTTACGGAAATATGTTTTTTGTTTTCCAAATTTACCTTTAGGATCTGATACTGCAGAATAACTGTTCTTGATAACTTCCAGCAACTTGTTGGATAGTTTAGTAACTAAGCTATCGTAACGCCCTTCAATTATTAATTGTTTCATTGATATCATATTAATAAATATCACTCTAACAAATTATAATTCCAAAACGTTTCTTTGTCTTGATTGAATGGATTGCCGGTTTGTTGATAATAACAATTCAAACAAAGCATTTGCAAATTTTCAATGCGATGATTGGTTTCATCTCCATCAACATGATCCAAAAGCAATGGCACTGTATCATCAGTTATTCTGCGTTCCGCATATCCACACGATCCGCATTCTTCTTGCATTATGCCCAAAGCCAACAAGCGATTGCGTAGCTTCCATGTTGGATAATTAGGATGTTTGCCTTCAAGTATGTTGGTGATGTTGTATGGACCACTCGCCGCTTTGATAACATCTTTGGATATGCCATGACCTGCTTGGTTCAAATGCAAATCAAACAATGTTTTACCTGTTTCTCTATCCGTATACATTTTAGCATAACGTCGATACGTTGGATATGATACCTTAAGGAATCGGGCCGCTTCTGCATTAGATTTGGTGTTCTCTATTGCATAACGAATATCAGACTCTGGTAAATCAAACGATGTTCGACCTCTGCCATATACGTACTTGTATTCAGCCATTAAAAAACTCCTAATTTTCTTAATTCACGCATTGCTTGTTTAGGAAACATTTTTTGCTCCCACATTTCAAGCATCGCCGGTTTCAATTTGTTTGTGAAGTCGATGAATGTTTGTGGATAGATTCCTGAGATACTTTTTATTTCCGCATACCATGTTGAATATGCTGCGTATTGTTCGTCAAATCGATCCGTATCTGTACGTGCTTCCCAATATTCAATTTGATCTTTCAATGGCCATACTTCCATTGGGATGTTTGGATCTTTTCTGCGTCCTGGAAGGATTGGTTGATCCTTTGTTTTCCTTGCATTCTTTGCAATGAATTTGTCCATTAAAATTGCGGAACGATCCTTCGGAGATATTCCCGTGTGTGCTGACTTTTTACCCATATAACTTATTTTTTGTTTTTTTCCTGTAAAACTACTAATTTACGCCAAGCATCTTCTGCTTTGTATACATGTTTTTTAAACGCTTCTATGTTGTGTTGTTGTTGTGCTAACTCTGCCTGTTTCAAGTTGCGATGATATGTTGCATGAAGCAAACCGATTCGTATGTTTCTAACCCATCTCATGTTTCTTGTGTTTCTGCATAGTTACATTTAAACCTTGTTCATACAATTCTTGCCGCACATCTGAAACTTCATCAAAACAATCTACATACACAGAACATTGTCCTACTGTATGAACTATGTTAGCACATTGGCCGGCTTGTAGATAGTTATGTCCACAAATATCCATGAGACATGTAATTACATGTTCAAATGTATTGTGCGTATCATTCAATAGGATTACTTCCCATTGACCCCGTTTATTCACTGATTGTTTTTTGGACATCTCTGATAATTGCGCATTGTTCGTAAAACTCATTTTTTTCAGCATATTGCATACAAGATTCCAGGAATTGTTTTCTACGAGCCAAGTCCCATGTGGATGGCCATTCCCAGTTGCCTGTTTTCATATGATTGATAGAATTAATCAATAACTTATTAATAAAGTTCTCTTCCATAACATATTATAAGAAATTGTTGGATGTTATCCAAGTTATTTTTTCTTTTCGCGAATAATCAATTCGCCTAGTACTTCTAATCGTCCTACTTCTCTTTGAAATTCAATTTGAGACATTGACGTTGATATCTTTTTGTATGTTGCATCAAATTCGCGTTGCGCTTCTTCTAAATTGAATTTACCTGCAGCTGCACGTTTGTAATAAGGCAATTTAACTTTGAAATGATGCCAAGTAAGCAAAGCTAGCCCACCTTTCTTTTTTGCATTATCTACAATCTTTTCAGCACCCGCTTCTCGAGTATCTGCAAACGATTCAAAAGTTTCTGGTTTGTCTTTTGATTCAAAAAGTAAATTCTTTAGTTTCATATTAATAAATATCATTTGTTAGTTTTATCTTGCGTGAATTCGGTCATATACGAATAATCGGTTTCAAACTCTCCTTTGTTTTCCACGCTGTATATGTTCATATCAATTCGATAACCTGGATTCTTATCTATGCGATTAAACGTCCAAGCAGTATCCGTCCATATGATTCTGTTATTTGGATAAATGAAATAGTTTCCATTATCCATTTTAAATACATGTCCGCATTTATGTTCTGGAGTTTCTGAAAAATTGGTGTCTAACATGTTGCGATTTTCATGTGACCAATCCAATGTAAACATGTACGTGCCTTGTCGTTTCTTGTTGGTTATCGAAATCAAATCAGCTCTCAATCCGGCTAATCGTTCTCGTACTTGCACATCGATGTATGAAGAAAAACAGTCCCAATATACATGTTCCGTTAATGGTAATCGTTCCGCATCTTTACGCCAAGCAAATGCGTGAATTGGTCTACGTGTCCAATTTACCCCATTTTCTAAAAATGCTTCAAATAAAGGTGTTCTTTTTTGTATGGATGCTACACTATGTACATCAGCTGCGGTATATTCTCCATGTCCTTTTTCATGATTGAACAAAAACTCGTTGCGAATATAACATGTAATGGTTGGAATATTACAGTTTAGATATGACATTATTTTTTATGTTTAAAGTATTGTACTTCTCGTTCGTGTTTTTCAGCACCTGCTTTAGTATCAAATGTTCCTAAGTTTTTGCCTTTGTGACTGTATAAACGATATCCATCTTTTACTTTGCGGATAATTTCCCGTACAAAGTTTTTCATCTCGTCATGATTGTTGAATGATACCGGAACGAAATGTGGTTTCTGTGAATTGTATTCCATATCAACATCGTTACCCATCGCATTTGCAAGAAATCCTGCAACTTCTTCTACATCGTCTTTAGATGTTGCAATATGATCTGCTGCCCAATCATGTCCATTTGCTAGAATTTGTTGAACTTGTTCAGGACTCAATTGAAGCATTGCATCAATATGATTACGCATTGTTTTTAAATTGCTCATAAACATGTAATGTCCACTTTCTTGGTCGCATTTACCAACACTTCCACAACCGCAGTCACATTCATTGATTCTTTTTTTCATCGCTATTCCTTTTTTTGTATACAGGCCAATCTTTTGTTTGTTCGTTTAGCCATGTTTGACGGTCATCACAACCGCAATCTTCATCTAACAATTGTGCAATCTTTTTGGCAAGTTGGTCTAAACCAGTTGCACGAGTTATTTTTGCAATATCATCGCCTAAACCTCTACTTTGCATACATTGTCCCGTTACGAAGTGAATTTTGAAGTTGCATTGCCATAGTTTGCCATTGTGCTGTATGTGGTATTTCAAATACTTGCAAACCTGGAAACTTGTAATCTTGTTCTGGTTGCATTAGTATCATATGACCTGTATTATCAATACCCGTTACTGGATGTGGAACGTTTTGCATTGTGATGCTACCATCTTCAGTTGGTATCATTGTGCATCGTCCTGGATGATCCCATTGTCCTCTTGGATCTACTACTGCACCCGTTTTTTGTATGATGTTGTCCCATGCCGCTTCATCAAGCAGTTTTTCTTTGCGTACATGTTTCAACAACGCTTCCGTAACTTCCGCATCATCTTTTTTCTGAAATGATGACGGTAAAATATGTTTATCCACTTTCAATGCTTTTACTAATATTGCTAATAAGCTGCCACCCGGTGCAACAGCCATTGTTGTAAGTCCAATCAATTTGAGAACATCTTTCATTTGATTGCGAACCCAACGCCATTCTTCTGGAGATAGTTTCTCCCCGTTAAGGTGTTGAAGAAGCATTGCCATTGCGTGTTTAGTCTCATCAGTCTCATTGCGCATTGCACTAACAAACCGTTTTACTTGTTCTTTGGTTTTATTTGCAAATTCCGGCACGTTGAGTTCATTTACTTGTTGTTCTACTGCGAGGCGACCTCTTACTATTTTTTGTTCAAGACGTTTTAAACGTTCGATATAACCTTTATTACGAAGGTGTTTATATGCCATATTCTCCAATGAATACTCGCCTTCTGCTTCTAAACCTGTTTGTCTTAAATGACGAAGCCGTTGTATGATGTTTTTAATTTTTTGTTCCGCGTGCGGGTCTGATTCTTTGATTGAATCAATTTCATATTCATATGGATCTGCCTTTTGTTGTATTGCAGCATCGTCTATGGATATTACATCCGAACTAGGACGATTAATCCATTTGCCATGAAGCAGTGAATATACGCCTATAGTTGAACCTAATACTTCGTTTGAATCTTGTGCATACAATTCAATGTTCATACCCTTGTATGTTAATGGATAATTTACATTCCATATGCTTTTTTTGGCGTGCATGTAATTGCTAACAAGTAATTGATTGTCTCCTACTGCTGCATAGTTGATTACTACGTGCAAATCAATATCACTATGTTCTGTATAATTGTAATTTGCATTGCTACCAATAATAATTACATCCAATATATCCGTATCAACTTCCAAGAAATCAAAAAATGCTTTCGCAATTTTCATGAAACCGATGCGAAGCTTGGGACGAAGTTCTCCGTCTTTCCAAAGCTTTAGATTAAGTGTGCCGTGTGTTTCGTATTCCGTTATCATTTGTATTCGCCACCACCTTGTTTAGAAACATCATATGTAGTAAGTTCTTCTGGAGCAATTATGCTTGATGCGGCTTGTACTTCCGGAGTACCTTTCAATTTTTTTAGAAAGTCTCTTGAAGACAAACCAGCATTGTAAACTCCAGGCATATAACTTGCAACACCTGCAGTAATTACTGGCCATACAATTCCATTAAGTTCATCTTTATCTTTGATTCCAAATGATTCTGATGCATCTTGAATTTCATTCCAAATCAGATCAGCATTTTTTCGGAATGATACATCGAAACTTTTAATCCAATCTTTTCCGCCTTTAACACCCGGTATCATATCTTTACTCATCAGTGTTTTCAAATTTTCCAATTCATTGTTTTTAAACAAAGTAAACATTGCATTATTTCCACTTTTCATAGATGTCGTTACGATATCATTCGCTACTGCATCATATAACTTTGGATCTAATCGTTTTATAGTTTTCCAAAATTGTGCAAGTTTTTGTGTACTCAATTTAGCTAAATCAAAACTTGTGTTTTTCAATCCTGGAATTCGTCGTTGTAACAATTGTAATTCAGCCGGATCCATTTTCTTTAAACGACTTTTGAATAATCCATCTGCTTGATTCAAGAAATGTCTGCTAGTGTCAAATTTCATCATAACAGTTAATTTTCCTGGATCCGATGCTTGTTTAACGAATCGTTTCTCAATACCAACTGCGAGAGCTTGCAATTTTTTAGCGGGGAACCATGGAAGTTGTTTCAATTTAGGAACTAGTTGAAATGTTATGTTATTTCCAAAACGTTTCAAGAATGATGCATTTTTAACTACATCTGGCATTTGTTTCAATGCAGTTAAATCATCGGCACGTTTTACCGCTCCTTCTAAATCATTAATAGCAAATTTTTGTTTTTGGAAGAAATCTTCTAATTTTTTAAGATATCCTACTAATTCATCTCCATATGGATATTTTTCGATATCCTTGTAAGATGTTTTCATTTTATTAACAATTTCATCTGCACCATTAGCAAATTCTTTCATGGTTTTTTCTGTGAAAACGCCATCTGCCTTTAACGCAGCCCATAATTCTTTAGCACCATCTGCACTATCGCCAGCACGTTTAAATAGTTTTAAGAATTTAGCTCCATCAACTGCACTCAATGCTGCTTTGATGGATGCTTTTGCAGCACTACCTACAAACGGTATAACTGCTATTATAGATAAAAAGAAATCTAACCAACGTTGCCAAGTATCTTCTTTGAAATAATAAATTCTGAATAATGATATTCCGGCATTTACAACATCTAAAATATCACCAACAATCGGAAACATTCCTGCAATGTCTAATCCAAATTGTATTTTATCTAGTAATGGATGTTCTTCTGCCGCTTTTGGTTTAACTCCACGACGTCGTTTATTTTCTTCAGTTTCAATCAATGTTACGTTGTTACCAACGCGTTTCAAATCACCAATTTTCCAATATGTGTTGTCTGGTAATTTTTCTTTGGACCATGGTTCACTCCAAAGTTCTAAAACTCCTTTATCGTTTAAATGATATCCAATTATCTTTGCATTGTTGGTACTAATTACGTCACCGTTATCATAGAACCAAAGTCTGTCACCGGCACCAGTTCCATACATTTTAAATGTTATTTCATATCCATCCGGATTAATTCCATTATCAAATGGTTGTGCGCCTAATTCTTTTAACGCAGCTTCAGCCGGAGTATTCCACGGCTCTTGATCTTCTGGTTTAAAGTTTTTATTAACTTTAGATGCTGCGATAAATTCCGTTAACTGTTCTTCACGAACTTTAACAAGTTCTTCACGAATTATCTTATCTAATAATACGGCTGATTTCATTAGTTCATTTCTTTTTTAATATAAATATCAAGACTTCCAAAAGAGTTGAACTATTATCAATGCAAATGCAAGACACAATGATATGGTGGTCTTAAGATTGATTCCTTCATCTTTGAATATGTATGTCATTGCCGTAAAAATAACAATACCTGCAGTAAATGACATGAATCTACCAGGCCAAAATTGACCTCCAAAACCTTTTACTACCCATTCGGTAGCAATCATGAAAATCCACGTAATTGGAATACCCATTAACAACAACCACATTCGATTGCTTCGGAATGATGGCCATAATATAGGTCCATTGATTTGCAACCAAACTAAGATTTGGCCAAACATGAACAATAGGTATGCGGGAATGATGTAACGATAATTCATATCGTATTATAATAAATTTCTGGATGTAATCCTAATGAACTAGGAACGTTCACCTTTGTGCTTATCGAATTTGTCGAGTATATCATTCAATAAGCTTCGTTTGATAAATCCTGCCATTGAAGCATTTTTCAATGCACTCATTATCTGAAACACAATAAAGGGTAACAGGATGGTTTCACTTAACCACCCCGTACCCGGAAATCCTCGTTCAACAAATAACAACGTTGTTAAAATGCAAATCCACGTAAACAATGTGCGAAGTACTTTAACTGCTTTGCAGGTTTGAAATCCGTCACGTTTTGCTCCAGCAACTATGCCAAAAAATCCATCCAACAAAACTACCGATACGACCGCCAAGTATTGTTAGGCGTTTGCCATGGTAAGATTGAAGAAATATGTCCAGATAAATGACACGGTTGTTGTTATCGTTAAGTATATTGCTAACGTCGTTGTTTTCATTATTTAATATCTGATGATTCAATCAATGTATAAGTAAATGATTTACCATGTATTGCAGCTGCTTTACGACAAATTGCCATGAATGCTTCGAAGTCTGCCGCTTTTTTAAATACTTGACATCCTTCACTCCAATTTTCAACATAAGTTGAATCAGCACCAGCTTTGTGTATGTTGATTCCAAAAACACCTTCTTGTATTTTGTTTTCGTCATACGTCATATCACGATTCGCATCACGATAAACTTTAACTGCTTTTGCTTGTTTCAATGCTTCATATTTGCCTTGGTGCAAACCTAATGTATGAGAACCAATGTATTGTCCTTCTACTAATCGTGCAACACCTGCAGCATTATGATACTCTTTCACACCTTTTTTACCTGGATCTGTTGTGTTTGTCCATTCGTAGTATTTCCAAACTCCTCCGTCCAAGTAAGACAATGTAATTCTATCATCAAATAGATTTGTTACTGCGTTACCTGTTGCTGAATTTCTAACACCGACAATGTTCAACATTAAATCTTTTTCATCGAACCATTTGTATCCTTTTGCCTTAACAGCCGTTTCGATAAGTTCTTTTGAATAAAGATTACCTGTTGTTGCTTTTGGTGCTGCTGCGGCAGGTGCAGCTGGCGTTACGATTCCTAATTTTGCAAGAGTGGCAGGACCTGCTACTCCATCAGCTGTTAAACCATTTGCTTTCTGCCAAGCTTTCAATGCATCTTCAGTTTTTGGACCAAATGTTCCAGCTCCCGCTCCTGCATCTAAACCTATTTTTTGCTGTAATTGTTTGACAAAATCATTCTTGTCACCTCGTTTCAATACCATAATGCTATTAAACCTTTTCTAATAAAATTAACCTAATTCTTCTTCGTTCGACTCTTTACCTTTGTTTGCGTGTGGAGAAAATTTCTCAGCACCTGCAATACCGAAGCTTCCAATCGTTATCCACAAAAACGAATTGTAAATGTATTCGTTTAGTTTCAATTCAGTACCAAAGTACCCTGTTACTAAGTCTACGATCATTGCAAGTGTCATCACTGCAAAAGACATAAACCCAATGATTGTTTTCTCGTTGTAATCACTCGAGTTTTTGAAGATTTCTTTAAATCCCTTCATTACTATTCCTTTTTTTAATGGTTAGAACGCGTAACTGAATGGTATTCAAGTAACTTTATTATAAATATGGTTTACTCGCAAACAATCAAATCTTTTTCTCGAGATTCGATTCGATAAATTGTTATTTTGAGATTTCCTAAACGAAATTCACCTGGTTCGCCGGATGATTGTATGATTTCTGCTAATTGTTGAATATATCCAAAATCTTGCTGAGTGAATGTATGTCGATCCAATTCCACAACGACGTCATCATATTCATGCGGATTACTATATGTCGTTGTCATTACGCGTTTAGTTAAATCGAAACTCGTATTGGGTTGTTCCGAATCCATGTAATGTGTAGTTAATACTTGCATTTCATCATCTATGTAGATTCTATCGCACCATGGCTCTAATGCCGTTAACAATTCCGAATTGCAATGTGTAACTTGTATGCCTATGTTATATTTTGGAATAATTACAGGATGTTGATATTCATCATTTCGTATCCAACTACCCCATTTGCGTATGTAGTTTCTTGCCGCACGATGTGATGCTATTTTGTAATACGCATCATCTTGTCCTACTTGTTCATTCCAACGATGTCCTCTACATGTTAGATGATATACAAACGCATCTCGACTTTGTATCATTTCATATCCTGCTAATATCCAACGTTGAAATATATCCGAATCTTCATATGGAAATGGTGCAAATAATGGATCATGTCCTCCAATAGCTTCAAAATCTTTTTTATACAAGATCCATGGTGCAAACATCCCACGAGTTGTTTCGTTGTTGTGTTTCTTTTGCATTTTAAGTGCAAATTGTTCAAATGCATCAATATTCAACGTATCAAAATCCATTCCGAAGTCTTGTATAATTTTCTCCGGGCCTTCTGGATGTAAAGGTGGTTCGATACGGGTTGCACATACCACTTTGCCGGGTTGTATGTGTTTAACTAAGTTTTCGATATAATTTGGTCCAATAATCATATCAGCATGTAATATACCTACCATGTCATTAGTAGCTAACTCAATACCTTTATCATACAATATTGTATGTCCTACTCTTTCATCTATCCGTAATATAACTAGATTTTCATCTTCTTTGTATTTTTCTTGCATCCAGTCCCAAGTGCCATCTGTACTACCGTCATCTAATAGAATTACTTCGACTTCGGGGGCATGTTTTTGAATACTTGCATATACATTTTTTAAATGTTGCAAATTGTTGTAACTAGGTATTATAAATGATATCATAAATCGTATGTTTCTCCGTATCGTCTCATATCCCAATATAATGAATTCATATCAGAATTCCTAAAATATTCAAACATTTTAGTTTCGGCATTTCTGCAAAATTCATCAACGCCGATATTTACTTTATTTTCTTTAAATGTTAATGAATTCATGTGTGCAATTGTATTCGTATCAGAAACTATGGTTCGCAATCCATTACGTTCCGTAATACATCCCGTATATAAATCATTGCCCCATCCATAAATTAATTCCATCGGATATTGTTGTATAATTTCTAATACATCTCTCCGAAGCAATGGTGCTTGAAAATCTATCCATCGCACATCTCGCAATCTGACGCCCCAATTCCACATTTGTTTCCAATGACATTGTTCAATTGATGCATTGATAATACTAGGAGAATAAACTGCAGCATCTGTTTCGCGTGCTTCTCGTAATGATGTAGTTAAAAATCCAGGACCGTGAAATACTAAATCATTGTTCAAAAAATATAAGTAATCATGATCGGTAGATAAAAAATAATCTATAACTACATTGATGCCGCCTCCAAAAAATACATTTTCTTCTAATCGATGCGTTGTAGATTGTGCCAATGGCTCCGTAGATCCATTATCCAATACCATTAATTCGCATTCTGAAAATAATGTGTCTCGTTTTAACTGATTAACTAAATTATCAGTCCATAACGGTAAATTGTGATTAAGTGTTGCTATTAACATAACTAATTTATTGTGATATCATCGATTTTAAAATATTTGACCAATGCGGTCTTTGACCTTGTATATGTTGTAAATAATATTTTTCATCATCGGGTAAATTAGACGAATCATAATACCACGGTGTATGTCTTGCAAAATAATTACCAGCTGCGCGATATGCAAAATCACTATATCCACATGGCAAACCAGGACTATTTACTGCAAATGTAGTATCTACCGGAGCTTTAAATAATTGACATTTTTCATCAATAATATATTCTCTTTCAAAAAAACTACTTTCATGTTTTATTATTCGATCTTTCAATATGAAATGATCTGGGATATCATCAATTTTTAAACTTAAACCTAATTTTGGTATTTCATATTTTTTGCAAAGTTCGATCATATCATCGATAAATGAATCCGGTACTTCATCAACTGGTACGACATCGCTGTCAGTGTATACATGATATTGGTTTAAAACTATATGATTGTATTTTTCTTGAAATTCCGGTTCATAATGTCGAACGCAATCTAATGCTTCCGGACCATAATTACTTTTACAAAAATATACTTGATCTGTATTTAATGTACTATACCAATCTAATAACGGCTGATATGTTGAACCATTGTCTAATATTACAATATTGTTATAACCTCTATCAGTTAATGTTTTAACCAATTGTTTTGTTGGTTCTAAACGATTATAATTGCAAATAAAAATATATGTATCTTTCACGTTCGTTTCTCTTATAATATAATTAAAAAGATGTTTTGTTGTTAAATTATTTTTAGCGTATTGTAGTAACAATTTAGCATATGAGATAGCATCATCCGACGTCAATTCTCCTATTTGTAATTTAGAATTGCATTCGATGATTAATTTTTTAGGAAAGCTTAGCATAGTATGCGTTGGGCAATATTCTAAATCTAGGAAATATGGAATACAACCATTTGCGATAATTTCATAGTGCCGTAAACAATCCCATCCTCCTTTTTTAAACGTAATTCCGAAAAATGATTCTTGATATCCATCATAATAATCTCGTTCATTGTCATATACATATGTAGATAAATCTCCAGGGACGATTGTTGCATATTCTTTATTCTTATCAGGAACTTTAGTTACGATAATATCTTCAGGAATAGCAAAATACAATGCATTTGCTTTATCCATATCTTTTGTTAAAAGTTCTCGTTTAAAGTATGTCCCATAATTTAATAATTTGGTACGTATTTCTTGATCGTCTTCCCCATCGATTAATATAACGTCTCGTTTATCATAATGTTGTTGAACTAACTCCATATGATCTAAACATCGCGTACATGAACCATATATGATTTTATCAAAATAATGATTTTTAATTTTTTCTGGAATATTAGTTCTATCAACATTGTCTTCTGTCAATCGGCCGCACATTGTAAATCCGCGTCCATATGCTTTACCATTATCAGGTACCCGAGATGTCCAATACAATTCCTTTTCATCTTTATACATGTACCATAGTTTATTACAATCGACAAAATTAGCCCCTAACGTAGATCGTCCTCCATGGAATACCATATCACTTTGGTAATCGGGTAAATCACCTTTAGCTATAAAAAGTATTTTCATTACAAATTTGTAAAATTATTGTTTGAATTTTCAATTATTGGATATGCTTTAAGTAATTCAGCAATACCGGCTTCTAAGGTAAATTTAGGATACCATCCTAATGATTCTATTTTATCATTACTTACAATGTAATTACGTTTATCCGGATCTTCATTTATTTCACTTTCAGCTATATAAAATTCGGGAATAAATGTTTTAATCGTTTCGCATAATTCTTTTTTACTTATGTTAGCAGAACTCAATCCTACATTAAACGTTTGACCGCGCATTTTATCAAAGTTTTGCATAACGAATACAAATGTATATGCAATATCTCTAATATGTATAAAATTACGTTTAAAATGCGATTCAAATAAAACAATGTACTTATCTTTATATGCTTTGTATGTAAAATCATTTACTAGTAAATCTAAACGCATTCTAGGCGACATACCAAATACAGTAGCCAATCTTAACGTTACTGCATTTCCATTATTTAGTAACGAACGTTCGGCTTCGGTTTTAGTTAATCCATAAAGTGATATTGGATTCAGTGGCGTTTCTTCTGTACAATGAATTCCATCCTGACCGATACCATATCCACTATTTGTAGTTGGAAAAATGATTTTTTGTTTATCGGTTGTTACTTTAGTTAACCATTGCACTGCTTCTTGATTCGTAGCTACTGTAAGTTCTGGATATTTTTTACATGCTGGCATACCGACTATACATGCTAAAGGTATGATAACATCAGCTTCTTGAACTAAAGGAAGCATTTCATCGTAATTGCGAACATCTAACTTATGAAATTCAAATTCATCACGATGCGTGTATTTAGTTAACGTAGTTTGATTATACATTAAACTATCTACGGCGATAATTTTCTCAAACATTTCATCATGATTTGCAAACAAATAATCAATTAAAACGGATCCAATGTATCCTGCAGCACCTGTTATTAATATTTTCATAACTTTTTTCTATTTTAAAAATTCATTTTTTATCCAAACGGAATCGCACTGTGTCGCATTATCAAAATCACAATAATCAACCATAGTAAATCCGGCATCTATTAATAAAATTTTGAAATCATTAAATAATTTTTGATTTTCGTATAATTCAGTTAGTTCGCCTTCGATATGGATCGATTTAACAATATTTAATTGTTTTCCAAATCCAATTAATACTTCATAACTACATCCTTCTACATCAATTTTACATATATCAATTGAATTAATTTTATGTTCGATAATAAAATCATCCATTCGATATGTATTTAATTCAATTTCAGTATAATTATCCAAATAATGCCCTTGATAAACATAATGACTTATTCGTTTTTTAAATGATGATATGTCGGCAGCAGGACCATGTAATTGAAACATTTGTTTACCCGTAAAATCAGATACTGCAATATGAAAATTATTAAACTTTGGAAAATTATCACACAAAGTTTGGTAATTTATCGGATTTGCTTCAATACAATATGTATTTATTGGATCAATATCAAACGATTGTTGTAAATAACTCGCATCTGCTCCATTCGATGCCCCAATTTCGAAAATATTTAATGGAACGATGTTAGATTTAGAACGTATTAATTCTGGTAATTCTGGAATTGTAATATGCATAACTTTTTATATAAATATAATTTAACTTAATTTTAGAATATAAATTGCCAAATACCTTCCATGATATTTGGTCCTTGATTTAATTGTTGCCATGACGGGCGTTGGTCACCATTTGGATCCATGTAAGAATTTGCAAAATCTTGTATTTCTTTATAAAAACTAGCCGGATTTTTTTGTATTCGTTGTTTGCTAACTTTAAATTGGTTACCTGCACCAAAAGACCAATTATCCGCTGGCTGCCATTTCCCGAATTCGTCAATCTTAGAACCTGGCATATTTTTACAAAATTTAAACCATGGTATAGATGAAAAATCATGTTGATATAATGACCATTGATAATCTTGAGTTGGCCAAATCGTTCCTAATTGGTCGCAAAATGGTTCAAATT